GATACTTGTAAGAATACCTGCTCCATCATAATAAAGTGTCTTGGTGCCTTGTGCCGTGGTGATGGTGGATAGAGTGCCTGACTGATACTCTAAGGTCTTATCAAGATTTCCAACAAACTCACCAGTTAATGTACCACTTACATTACCAGTAAATGATGTTGCTGTAATCACTCCAGTGATATTTGCATCACCAACAACATCAAGTGCAACCTGTGGGTCGGCACTATTGATACCAACATTAGAGTTTCTGTAAATGTCTGCACCATCTTCATTCCAAAGTGATGAAGCAGCACCAGGACTGATGAACTTAAACTTCTTCGTCGCAGCATCATAAGACAGAACCTTACCATCAGAAATAGAAGACCTATCAATATCATCTAAGTAACGAAGATTAACTTCACCACCGCCACCAAGACTAGACAGTTGTTGCTGAATACGATTGATGAATGTTCTGTAATGTGTGGCTAAATCCTCAAACGTAACAAACTTCTGTTCTAATGGAAGTAATGGGTCAGCATCTTCCTTAACTGTAACTGGTTGCTCCTTGAGTTTCTCAATCTCCTTAAATGCTTTCTCAATCTCAATCTGTAAACCAGTTGGGTCAAATGCCTCCGGTATCTCACGATTTTCTACATCAGTGACTGACTTCTCTACAGCACGAATAGAAAGTTTGATATCAATTAAACCATCTCTAACCTTATCAAGATTTTCAGAAAGAGCTTCAATATCATCATCATAATATTTTACTTCAGGTACTTCTGGAATATCAGGTATTTCAGGTATTTTATTTTCTACCTGATTGATTGCTTCTTCTAATGCTGCAATCTCATTATCATAATACTTAACTTCAGGAAGTTCTGGAATGTTCTGACGAACATCCTCAACCATTTCTATGACTTTATCTAAATCATCATCATAGTATTTGATTTCAGGAATCTCTGGAACTTCAGGAATTGATTCTTTTACACTCTGAATATTTTCTCTGAGTGTTGTTAATTCTTCATCATAGTACTTGACTTCTGGTAACTCAGAAAGTTCTTTCTTCAGTTCAGCAATTCTTTCATAAAATGATTCTTTTGTTGCTGCAATATCATTCTGAATATCAGATGGGTCAAATGCCTCTGGTATTTCTAATTTGGATAGTAAATCCAAATCTTTTAGCATTTGATGAGTAACTTTTTTAAGTTCTTTTAGATTTTCTCCATGCTGTTGGAAAATCTCAGAACCAGATACCTGAAGTTCATCTAGTCTCTCAGTAATTTTTTCTAAATCATTATCATAATGACGAATATCAAGTTCATTAATTTGTGACTGAATATCTTTTAATTCTTCATCATAATATTTGACTTTTGGAAGTTCTGGTATAGATTCTTTTAGTTCCTCAATCTTAAGACGAACAGGTTCTAAATTAAACTCATCAATTCCTACCTTTGTAGAAAGAACAACTTCTAACTTTGCAAGTTCTTCATCATAATATTTTGGTTCTTTAATTGTAGAAGCAAGTTTTTCTACCCTCTCACGTAAAATCTCAATCGGGTCTTTTGGTTCTTCTACAATAGGTTCTTCCTTAACCTCAACTACAGGTTTAGGATCAAGTAAATCTTTAGGTGATGTAAGTTTCTTATTCTTCCTTTCTAATTCTGCAGCACGAATTCTCTTCTGCTCTTCCTGCTGCAGACGAAATTCCTTAAGTTCTATTGGTGATAATAATTTCCTTTTCAAAATTTTAGAGATACTTTTAGATATTTATTTTAGTAATCTTTAAGTACTTAAGTACTTCTCATCAACCCTAACAAACCTATTCTATTCATGGTTTTGATATCTGTCAAGTATTGACATCAACAAAAACAAACATTATAATTAATTCGATATGTAAAACATCTAAATAAAACCAGTTGCATTTAAACTATAAACCAAATGAAAAAAGCATTGTTTGCTTTTGGAATGTTATTGATGACCGGCGCTGCTGCTAATGCAGGTGCCCTTACATCCAGACTGTCTTCAAGCGTTCAACTCACTGTTGACGCTGCTGCTACTAAAGCAGTTAGATTAGGAAATTCTTATAGTGTCTCCGGTAGTAATGTTACGACTACTGGTGGACTTGGAGGACTTGGAACACTTACATCTGGTGTTGCTGATACTCCAAGTATTCCTACCGCAACACAGGCCACTAGTGGTGAAGCGTTTAGTTTCAGTAATTCCTTCACTCAAGGTGATGCATTACCTGCTAGTATCACTACAGGCGATATTGCGCCCTACGGAGACATTACATCCACTTCAGCCGGTACAGCTGGTACTTTAGCAGGTACTATTGATACCAGTGGTGCTGTTAGCATCACGGCTGGTGGAGCAGGTACATCTGCAATTGGCCAATTTGTTTCTGAAGTTTCTATTCTTGACTGATGACTAAACTTCAAGAAGCAATCGGTGTTGGATTGGTTCTTGGTGCAATTCATGGTTTGGTACAACCTGCATATTCTGTGCCGGTCGTACCAAACTTTACCCAAGGGTCAATGACTACCCGAACTGAAACAAAACAAACGATTAATGAAACCATCAATTCGATGGATTATTCTACTGGATATCAATATTCAGTAACAGGAACAAATGTAAAATCTTCTAGCGGGCAGATTAACTTGCCTACTACAGAGACGAGTAATACTATAGACGGAGTGACTTCGCAATGGACTGGATTACAAGGATCAGACAACTGGATACAGGTAGAACCAGGAGCAGCGTTTCAATTTACCCAAACTTATCAAGGTCCGGGATTACAGAATCAAACAATAATTCAAAGAGAAACCCTAGTAGAATCAATCACAGAGGCAACCTCTATCTTCTCGCAGTAGGTTTAATTGGACTACTATCGCCGGCTCAAACATTGGCTAATACTGTGGGTGGTGTTAGCGCCACAGCTAATCCTGTTGCTAACTCTTCAGGTTCTGTTACAAATCAGGCGATCCAGGTATTACAAGGTCCCTATATCACAAATACATATGGCGGAGGAATACAATGTCAAGGACCGACATTAAACTTCACTCCTTATGTAACTAGTTCATATTCTATTGCTAGACCTTGGGAACCATATTATAATGACCCAGTATATGATGTTACTGATAATTTTGGAGCATTTGATGAAGATGGAAATGAAATTGGAGACGGAATCTTAGATAATCCCGGTGATGTGGTATTTTACAAACGCACAAGAACCGGACAAAAAGATAATATTAATTTAAGTGCTGGTTTCTCTGCTACTTGGTCACGTCCATTAGACCGAAAGTTACAAGAACAATGTAAAGAAGCAGCAGCAACACAAATTTCTCTGCAGCAACAACTGACTGCTAACAAGAGACTTGACTTTGAATTGGCTCGTCTCAAGACCTGTGGAAATTTAATGAAAGAGGGTATTATGTTTACTCCTGGCACAGAGATGGCAAAGTTATGTGCTGATGTAACTGTGATGAATAAGACAGCGATTGCTCCACACCGTCATTCTATTCCTACTTCCTCAGGTCCCGCTGCAACTGGCGTCTCTCAGAAACAGACAACACCTCCTCAGTAGAACCCACTTTATCTTTTAATTTCTTAATAACTTTCTTGACCGCAGGTTTAATTAACTTTAGTAATAATTCTGCTAGTGGTTTACCAAAGACTGCTGCTGTTGCTGCTGCGACGGCAATGGTAACTGTTGTTGTTACTTCCTCTGCTGATGGTAGATACTGCTCTACAAATGTTGGTTCTTCTACTATCTCTATTGCTTCTTCTTTCTCCTCTTCTGCTGTTACGATAGGAACAGTTGGTTGAGGAGTTTTTATTGGTGTCTTTGGTAGTTCTGGTGTCTTTGGTGGTTCTAAATCAAGTTTAGGTGCTTCTGCAAGAGGTTCTGGTGGACCTGTAAGGGTCATCTGATTGGGGTCATAATCTGGTGGATTAAAAGACGGTACATCCCCATCACAGAAAGTTACATTGCCATTTGGATCATTGATGGCATCATCTAAATTAACCTCTACACAACCAGGAACATTAACAATAGGAGTGCCTATCGTAACCGTAACGGGAACAGGAACATCTTTAACAATTGGTTCGGGTAATCCTGTAAAGACACTTCTGACTGGTGGTATTCCGATTTCCCTAATAGAATCAATTCTTACATTTACATTACGAATTTCAGGCATTAGTCTTTAAAGAGATTAGAAATAGCAGTGAAAAGATGAAAGAAAATCACATACAAGAAAAACTTATCTTGATTATCGTTTTTCTTTCTTGCTGGAGATCTAGCCATAGTCTAACAAAAGCAAATTATGTTATTATTTAACAACTTTTAATCAAAAAGGAATTACCCCACCAGTTTTGTTAGGAACTTCTGGCACTTCAGGCATTTCGGGAAGTGCTGCATCAACAATACCAGGTAGTGCTTCTGTGATTGCTTTCGTGACTTGCTCTGTTGCTTTTTTACGAATATCTTCAATCATTGCATCTTTATTCAGATAAAGATAAGCACCACCACCAACTACTGATAGTGATACAAGTCCTGAAAGAAGTGCGATTGTGTTAATTACTTTCTGCATTTTGTTCTCCGTATGCTAATGGATAAAGTTCATCCAATATTTTAGTTAATCTGTCATATTCAGAACGATAATATGGATTACCTGCCATATTCTTTTGATATTTTCTCACAATGGTAAAAACGTCTTGCCACTGCTTTTGATCCATATCACTCTACCAAGGTTCCGTGTGCTCTACGAATCTCACGAAGTTCCTCAAAGTTCTTTTGTTTAGTACCACCATCGTATGCCCAGGCATATCCTTCTTCAATCATCTGCTCATTCAACGATGTCTCTGCATCTCCAATATATAACCAACCAAGAAGGCGACCATACTTACCCATACCACCAACAAGTTCAGTTCTAATGACGAGATCATCGTCTCCATCGATAGCACCTTCTAGTTTTTCTTTCATCCAGTAAGTAGCATCGAGACCTAGTGCCTTCTCTTCATCATCTCTAGTTCTCTTCTCTGGCGTATCAACGCCTGCAACTCTAACTCTCTCTTTCTTGTATAAATCAAACCCGAGATCAATAGTAACATCAATAGTATCACCATCGACGACACGATTAATTTCTATGACTCTGAAGTTGTAACACGATTTCCTGCTGGGTGGAACCATTGCTCCCATAATTGACCTCCCTAGATTCTACTGATACGGCAATTCCTATAATTGTTGTTGCTGCTGCAATAACGGCACCAGCACCTGCAATCCACATTTCTGTTTTACGAATTCTTCCGCGCAATTCATTGAGTTTTTCCTCAGTCTTGTCTATACGACTGTGAACCATCTCAATACGACGAATTGCATTTTCTAAAGTACTATCAATAACAGAAACATCTTTTGTTTCTGCTTCAAGAGCATGAATTCTCTCACGAAAACTTTCAATCCTGCTTTCTAATACTGCAAGTTTGGAATCTTGTTCGGCATCCTTATTCGTTAGGTCGCTCATCTTCCAATTCCTCAAAAGCAAGTTTCATAATAGTATATATGTAATAACTTACTCCAATTAGAAGTATCACTAAAGATACAATAATACTCCAAGTAACATCATTAACGTCCGCGAGGGGGCGAAGGAACAGTTCCATCTTTACTATCTCTACTAGGAATCAATTGATAAGATAATTTATCTCTCAATCTATTTACACGTTCCTCATCAAATGTTGAGAAATATCCTCGTTTCTCAACATGTTTATAATAATGTAATGCATTTTGGATGATTGTAAAATCTTCCATATCTAAATCAAATTTCATTAGCAATCATTAAATACACTTCCAACTTCTGAACCAAGTTCTGATCCAATATTATTTCCCAAAAGACTTGCCCATCCTGCTGCCAACCATCCAACATATGGAATGTTCATTACTGCAGGAACAACCAGACCAGTTGTGATAGCACTACCTGCCATTGCACCCTGAGATCGTGCGCCAGCGTCCGCTATGGCGCATTCTACGTCTGCTGCAGACTTTCCCTCAGAATCTATTGCAGAACCTCCTTGAGTATTGCGGTATCCTTCTGCAGTATACTCATCTTTACGATATTCAATTCTCTTTTCAGATCCACCACCAAAGAAACCTTTTTTATTTTTATCTAAATCTAATGACCTCTCACTAGATAAAACCTTAGGGTCATTTGCTCTATATCTTACACTATATCCATCTTTTGTTACATCCAATTCATACGACGAATACTTTCCGTTGGGAATTTGTATGACTGGATGATTAATACTTTCTGTAGGTTTTAATAAATGACCTAAAACACCAATATGGGCAACGCCAATAGAAACTCCAGCAAACCAAAGAATGCCCCTAGTGATTGCTTTAGGTCTTAAGTTCATCTCTTTTCCTCCTCATCTTTTGTTTTTGGAACTGTTACTGCTGCTTTTGCTTTTTGTTGTCCACCATTACCATTACCATTAGATTTAGATGGAGTCACACCGAAAGTAGCTAGAGTTCCGGTAAAAACGCTGGCGATGAAAGTCGGATCAATTTTTTGTTGTGGGATACCTGGTATTGATACGTAATTCAAAGTCAATATTGCACCTGTCCATCCAAGAACTACTAGTCTTACTAAACTAGAAATTCCTTCTTCGTGCCAATTAAACTCATGATCATCATGCTCTTCTTTCTTTTTGTTTGGAAGCATTGATCTAAAAAATTTAGTCATGAATATTTATGGATTAAGAGCATCAACTGTTAAATTTGTACTGACAATTTTATTGTATTGCTTACAAAGTTCTTCACTTGATTCATGTTCCCATTTATGGTAG